ATTCTTACATTCTTTATCACAAAATTTACATATATCCATATGTTTTTTCTCCTATTATTTTAATTCAGCTAGTTGTGGACCTATAGGTTTCATAGTATCTACTATTATAAAATTCTTATTATAAGATCTAGCTTCTGTCTTACCTAATCTCATATCATTTCTATACCTTCTTAGTGGTAAGTTATTTTGAACATGGGTTCCCATAGGCTCAGAATCTCCTATCTCCCATTTATATGCCTCATGCATATCACTAGCAGTATTGGATAACTCACCATCAATAGGAGTAGTTAAAGTCTTATTACTTAAATAATCACCCATTTCTACCTACCTTCTTTCTGTCGGAATGGAAGGAATCGAACCTTCGGCCTCATGGCCCCAAACCATGACCTCTACCAGACTGAGTTACACTCCGGTTTTTTTCTTTTTTATAAGAATAACTTTATTATTTTTTCTATTTTTTATATGTTCTTTTATCTTTTTATCATTTATAACTTTTTCATCTGATTTCTTCATAGTAGTATCCTTGTTATTACATAACTTATTTACAACTACCTCTTCTACCACCTTTTCTTTTTCCAATACCTACTTTACTAGGAGATCTTCTACCACCTCTAAGACCATTTCCATTTCTTAAACCTCTTGATGTAGATCTTGGACCTCTTCCATTTCTGTTAGGCACTATAAACATCCCCTTGTTACCATACAATATTAAATATATGTATGTATGTATGGTAAGAGATTAATCAAACCATACATACATATCTTTACAGGATAATATACAAACTATCCTGCAATAATTAGTTAATGTAAACACAGACTACGATGTAGCTATGTTTGCAGCAAACCAATACCTCCAGTTAGTTGCACAACCACCAAATCTAGTATAAACTCTGGCAACATAAGAAAGATTGTCATCATCCCTATAGAAGTCTAAGCTTACATCTTCTCTATCAGTAGCCATTAAACCTTCTTTTAACTTACCCAAGAACCAACCGTCTGTATCAGTTAGATAAGACCATTCTAAAGGCTGTATAATATTCCTAAGAACATTAACAGTATTGTTAAATACATCTGGCTCTTTCTCGCTTTCTAATATCTCCTGAGCTGTAAATCTTAATGCAGGTGGTATTAAAAGAACGTTAGGAGTAAGTTCTATAACATCTCCTCTTTCATCCCTGTTATTCGTATTAGTATAAGTTGAATAAGCAGTTTTAAGGTTATCATATGATAATGCTAAACTTGTTGTATAATTATCATAAGTATTACCAACCTTATCTGGATGTGAATCAGAGAAAAATGGTGTGTTATCATATATTTTATCACCTGAAGAATCAGACACGACTCCAGATATAGTACCATTAAATACATCATGACCAGCAGCAAAAGCACCATAATTAAAAAACTTAGCATAAAATTTTTCTTTAGTTATAGGTAGCTGTCTTCCCCAAGTTCCTGTGACACTGGAAAGAAAATTACTATCTTTCTTAGCATCTTCAACTGATTCATAAGAAAATCTTACTTTTCTTGCGAAAGTTCTATTTTTACAGACTATTGTGTAACTCTCCATAGGAGCATCTGCTTGTATATCTTCATTTTCTGGTTTTTCTAAGAGTTCCCCAAGTCCTATAGCTGATGTAAACTGTTCATATGCGCTATCTGACTGAACAACCTCAAAAAGTTCCTCATAACGAGGTGGAACATCAGGATAAGCATCCCAAAAGTAATCGTCACATTTGTTACTCACCTAAAAATTTTAGGTAGGCTTGTTCATTTCTGACAAGCTCTCTATGTCTCCATAGAGGTCGGATCATATCTATACCTGAATATCAGGTATTCTGGTGTACGAACCTAATTTATATTTCATACAATTAACTTGTTCTATATATGGGTATATTATATCTACAAATTTTTGATTATCTCTATTTAATAATCTTAATTGATAGTATTTTTTACTTGTTTTATTTATATTCCAATCTAAATCAAATTTTAACTTTAAACTTTTTTTTATCAAAAAAAGATTAGCATAGTCAAAATTATCTAGACATAAATAAAATGTTTCTTTTATATAATATTTTGGTGCTGCTTTACCTAAGCATCCATCATCCATATATATAATTGCAAGTGCCAAAGGAGTTAACATTTTTACAATATATTCATCAACACTTTTTTTACTGTATTGATAAAATCTATTATATAATCCAGTATATACTGGATTAGATTGAGAACGTAAATGGTAACTTTCATAAATTTTACCATTTGGTATTTTCTTATCATTTTCCCAAATTTTACATTTTGAAATATTATCTAATATATCTTTTTTCCATAACATATAATCATATTGTTTCTTACAATGTGTCATTTGAAAATAAGCATTGCCAACTTTATTACCTGTACGTCCTGTAAACTTACTTAAACATCCATCTCCTATTATCATACCTATTAAAGCACTTTTTATCTCATTTCTATTTAGATTCATGATCTCTACACGCTCCTTAATGGATTCGCTCGGTATTGTCCTCATGGGATTTTCACCGAATTTAACCAGTTTAATATATGCACAATCTACATATCCTCTTTATATTGTTCCGTAAATTGATTTCTAGTTACAGACATAAATTCTGCACCTCCCTTTTTATTTTATTTTATTTTTGTCTAAAATGTGGTCCTACTTTCACCCTTACTGTATGATTATCAGTATCTACATCTATAACAGATAAAGGAGATGCAGTAGTATTACCCACTAAAGCGTATTGTATCATTGCATGAGTAGCACTTCTAGTAACCAAATTGAAACTTAGTCCTATCTGACTTGCAGCAAGACTAGCAGCAGTTTCTAGAGCAGGTATTTCAAACCCATTATTATCATCTGCATAATAACAAAATACTTCATCTGTAGCAGCAGAAACCCATGAGTTTTTTCCACTTGTATTCTTTTGTGACTCTATCCAACCAAAAGGTCTATTAGCACTACCACAAAGAGTTAAACTACCAGCACTAAGATAAGCAAACTTACCCCCTAGTGAATGGAAGTACTGAGTAGCAGCAGTAGGATATTCTCTACCTTTACCTGGACCTTCAACTAACGTATATCTAACCTCAGACATATAATTTCACCTCTCTCTTATATCATTTTAAAAAATACTATTTCTTATTTTCTCTAACTTTTTTCATTTTCGCATCACGTTTCATTTTAGATCTTATTAATCCTTCAATAGAGATACCTTCCTTTTCTGCTTCCAGAAGTAGTTTAGGATCTTTAGGATTATAATCACCAAAATCTGTTTTCTTATTTTTAGATCTATCTTGATTCTTAAGTGTATTAAAAGAACTACCCTTGAAATCAGCTTTTACTAAATAATCATTTTCTTCTTTATCAAGAAAATCTTTTATATAATCTTTAATTTCAATTTCATCCTTTATATCACCTTTTTTATCTCTTGTATAAAAGAAGAATTTATTCTCTTCATCATCATATGAGAAATCATTCTTAAGCATCTTAAAAACATGTGAAGGTTCTATAGCACCACACTTATTAGCTGCTTTCATAATATCAGCTTCTAGTCTACTTCCTCTTAATGACTCTATAGCTTTACTTTGAGTTTTTATTGTTCCTAAAGCTTCATTAAGTTTAGTTTCAAAAGTACTTGTAGTATCCTGCTTCGCCTTATCTATAAGTTCTTTATGCTCTTCTTCTTTCCTCTTTATCCTTGCCTGAAGTTTTCCGACCTCATCAAGTTGTTCCTCTTCTTTCTTCCTTTTCTCTTTCTCTACTGATTCTTTGAATTCCTTCAAATCTTTCAGTTCAACATTAAGTTCTTCTAACTTGTTTTTATCAGGAGTATCTTTAACTTGTTTTTCTAATTCTTCTTTCTGTTTTTCCAATTCATCCATTTTTGACTTAAAGAGTCTTTTTTCTTTTTTAGCTTTATCTCTAGCATCTATAGCCTTTTTCATTTCTGCTTCTAGATACTCTGGATCTTTATTATTTTTATTCTTATCTTCAATAATAGAAATCATTGATTTTATTTCTTCATCAGGTGTATCACTATTAAAATCTACATTTAACTCTTTTGCCTTAGCTTCTAATTCTTCTCTTGTTGCCATAATAAGCCCTCCAGCTTTTAAACTTTTTAACAATATCCATTGCTACCTCTATTTACCTTTTAATAAAAGACTATTTATACTAAATAATTTATAATTCAGTTCTATTATATCAGATATTAGAGCTTTATTTATTTTATTTTTATTATATATCCAACCTTTATAGATTTTACTGAGATCTTCTTTTGATTTAGATCTACAAGATTTTTCTAATAAGACAGGTTCAATCTTTCCATTAAAATTACACCAAAATATAACTTTATAAAATATACCTTTTTCATTTTCATATATCACATATTTTATAAACCCATCAGTAAATCCTTTAATGTTTTTATAAGTCTTAGTAAAATCAATTTCACTATCAGGAATTTCTAATTCTATATATGTTTCAACAGCCATAGTAGGATCTTTTATATTTACCATCTTAGCTATTGATGTGGAAGGTATCAAAAAAATTAACAGTGGCAATAACAAATTTCTCAGTCCCATATGTTGTTACACCTTCCTTACTCTACTCTTTCTTCTTTTTCTGTGTTTCTTCTTTTTCCTTATCAGATATACTTTTATTAGTGTCTGACAATTTATTCACATTTGGATTACCTTCTTCACCTGGAATATCTATATCTTCTTCAATTCCAGTAGTTATTAATCCATCACCACTTTCAATTTCAGATTCAACTTCTTCCTTCTCAGTTTCAGATGCCATTGGAACAGCTTTTCTAGCTATATTCTTTTGTATTATCTTATTCAATTTTCCTGAAAAATTACCATTCATTACCTTGAAATAACTATCTATTTCATCACCAAGAGCAGTTATATCAAAAGAAGAAGGATACTTAACTTTTTCAAATTTTTCTAAACCAGCATTTTGAATTGTATATACAGTTTCAGATATATCATTCTCAAATTTTTCATACCTACTAGCTTTTTCTGATAATGCAGAATTAACACTTTGAAAACTTACTTGTGCTGCCTTTCCAGATCTAGATACATATAGATCACCAACTCCACCAACTAATCTTGCTATCCTATATATTTCTTTTATATGGTCTAATACTATCTTCCAAATAACACTTATTGTTGATGTATCTGGTGCAATAAATTGTGGTGGTTGTCCAGCATCAGATGGAAATGTCCAATATGAACTTGTTCCTATCGCCCTTAAAGGATCTCCACCTTCCTCTTCTTTGTCTGCCATTGAACCATCATCAGGAATTACTAATTGTGAGAATGTTTGTCTTTCTATTTGTTCATCAATACAAGAACACCAATTAAGTATAGCTCTATTTATATAAGCTATATCTTTTAACATTGATTCACCAATTTTATCATCATTTATATCTGAATGGTACATTGTTACTAATGGTATAAATCCTAACTCATTAGTTCCATTACTATCTGTGTCAGGAAAAGTTACTTTTTCACCAGTTTCATCTTCAATCCACCATTCTTCTCTAGTTATAATTTTGTAATGTTCTTCTATTTCTCTTTCTTTTGCTGGATCTTCATCTCTGTAATAAGTATATTGTATAACTATCCATAGAAGTTCACCATTTGCATCAACAGACCAATCAATTAATTGTGTTGGAAATACAAATGAAGCATAAGGAAATAAGTTTCTATCCTTAACATCTCTTTTAGACACTACTTTTCCTTTTTTAATTTCTGAAGGAAGATCAATTAGTACATGTATAGCACCAAATATTGATGCATAATAACCTGCCTTCCTTACAAAATAAGTAATTGGAGTACCTTTCCCATCTGTATCTTTCCTAAATGGTAGTAAAACTTGATCTGGTGCTCTTTTTATATTTTCTCTAAATATAAAAGAATTATATATATTAGGGATAGTGTCACAAAAATTTAAAAAATAGCCACGTTTTATTCTTTCTTGGTGGTCTGATGATTCTTCAAGTCTATGTGAGAATATGTGTGTCTCATTAAGCATATTTTGTCCACCAAAAGCAGAATCTTGATAGAATGCCCAGTTATCTTTATTCTCTCCATAAAGTGGATGTTCCCTTTCACTTAATTTAATATCTGCCATAATCATTCCTTCTTATCTATTCTGTTTAGATATGAGTCTGAATTTCTTCTTTTTACATATTCTTATGCACATTTCTAATGAATCAAATGCATCATCATGATCAGCATCTTCTGAATAAGTTGTTATTTGATCAACTGCTAGAGAATACTGTTGATTATGTTTTATCTTATAATAATCAAAAATTATTGTACCATCTTTTACTAAAGGAACAATACTCTGTATTCTAGCATGTTTATCTGAATAATTTGATATGCCTTCAATAGGAGCATATATCCCAAGCTCTCTAGATTTCTTTCTTATATTTTCTAATAGAACTATTTGAAATAGATTATCTTCGCATACAATTAATTTATGACCATATTTTTCATAAGTATTTAATACAGCTTCAACTTGACTATCAACACTTCTTCTCTTTATATTAAAATCTATTATATAGATATACCCTGTTATTCTATCCCTAGCAACTGTAGTAAGGCAAGAAAAGTCTGAAGAACTATCTTTTCCAAGGCTAGGATCAAGTGCAGCATAATATTGCATTGATTTTGATTTTAATAATCTTCTATAATTTGGAGTATTGAGATCTATTTTATTTAGTTCATCCATTGTAACTAGAATTCTAGTAGGATCTAATGGATTATTTTGCTTTTCTGAATTATGTACAATAGCTCTATTTACACAAAATGTTTTCTCTCCAGTAACAGACATCCAATATGGTTTATAGTCACTATTAACATTTACTCTTTCTATTGATTGTATTTTACTATACAATTTATTCTTAAATAACCAAGATTGTAAAGGTCTACCATTAATATTTTCATAAACAAATGCTATTTGGTATAATTCTCTCTGATTACATTTTCTATTTTCTATATAACAATAACCTTTATCTCTTAATTTATATAAATATGAAATTTTATCAAACCCCAATAATGAATCTTGTAATTCTTTAACTAATCTATAACTAGATGAATTTACAGATCTATAATTTCTTCCATGTGTTAAATAACCATCACCAGCTATAATACCTTCTAATAAACTCATAAAACATTTTTCACATAAATTATTCTTTAAATAAGATAAATTCTTTTTATGTGATAATTTACCAAAATATTTAAGACTATCAGCTAATACTTTTGAAGATATATCTAATCTAGAAGCATTATCATAAACATGTATAGTACCTTTTCCAATAAAATTCCTTACTCTATCTAAAATATCAGTTTCTTCAGAATTCATACTAAATTGAACAAGATTTTCATTACTACCTAAACTACCTTCTGCTATATATAAACCAACCATAAAATACCATTCTAATGATCTACTACAACATTCACTATTATTTAAATTATTATATTTTTTATAAGGAAATACTACTGAATCACATACTTCTAAATTTTCTGCTTTTTTCCATATTAATTTATTATCTAATATTCTTTCATCAGCTTTTTTACTTATTTTTCCATTTCCTGTTTTTACTTTTCCTATATGATTATGTGTACAATTTACTCCATGAATATTTAACTTTGGATAAATTAATAATGGATGATCTTCAGTTACCCTTATTTTTTTATCATAACCTACTATTTTTATATCAAATATTTTTCTATTTTCTAAATTACTTGTACCAGTATTAATAACTTTTTGAATAGATCCATCACCTGATAAAATTTTATCTCCAGTTTGTATTTCACATATCTTTTTAATTTTATTATCTGGAAGTATTATTTCAGTTTCACTATCTAAACATTCAAAACCACTAGGATCTGAAATTTTTATAAGCATGAGACTATAAAGATTATCACCTTCAGGCCATAAAACTTTAGATCCTTCAAGCATCTTCTCTTCATTTTCTTTATAAAAATTCCAAGCACTCTCTCTTCTATCACTATCAAATCTATCCTTATATATAGTTTCCCATTTATCCCATAAATCCATATTTGTAGGATAATCTATAAGAGCTTTAAATCTATGACTTTCCCAACCAGGATATTCACTAGGATCTAAGAGAGCATTTAATAAACTATCTTTGCCAAAAACAGTACCTACAAACAAGAAATCAGATGTCTTACCACCCGCTTCATCTGCATTCAAAGCACCTTTATTAAACCATTGATATCTAATAAATTCTCTGGTAGTTTTTGATCTGACCATTTCATCATTTTCAATATCATCAAAAATTAATAAGTCTGGTCTGTCTTTTCCAAATTTCCTACCACGAATCCTACTACCAGATCCTAATGCTAATACACGAATGTTATTTTTTGTTATTATCTCGCCACGTTTCCATATTGGACCTTTGCCAAACACTTGTGGAAAATCTCTAGCTATCTTAACATTATGTTCTAGTTCATTTTTTATATCTTCTAAGAAGTCTTCTGCCTGACCTGCGGTATCTGATATTATGATTATAAATTTTTTCTTTCCATAACAAATATTCCAAATTGGAAATATGTTACTTATGATAGTACTATTATGTGAAATTAAATTATTAGTAATTAAATTATTTTCTTTTACTCCATCTGAATAAACTTGAACATCATAAGTATTACAAAAACCATAATTCTCTATACTCTTTATCTTATTCCACCATACATTAGCATTTTTAAGTTGTATCCATTTTTCAATTGAATATATTTCCATCAACGAATATCTATCTTTTTTACATAAATTATAAATTTTATCTCTTTTTAGAATACATGGTATTTCTTCTGCAAATTTATATATATAGTTATTATCTATATAAAGTCTCCAATAATTATTCTTTTCATTTTCACCATATCTAATAAAAGATAAAAATCCAATCTGAAAAAGTAATACTTGAATATCTTTAATTAATTCTTTATTAGCTAATGTTATCCCTACCTTACAGTTATACTTAGTTGTCACCCACCCATCAGTATCCCATAAAGAAGCAATAAATAACTTTTTTTGTCTATCAGGTAATCTAAAAACCCAATCAGGAATTCTCTTATCTAAAGAAGAATGATTAGCTATTTTATTTTCTCTACAAAAATCTCTTGGTTTATTTTTACCCTTTGAAATACTAATATGACCATATCTATTACCTTTAAAATTTGTTGAAAATCCAAGACTACTACAACACTTAATAAAATCATCTAATATTATTTTATCAAAATTAGTAAAATTACAATTAAAGCTATTTTTGTTTTTTGTCAAATTACCTTCAGCTATCATGTAAGCTAAAAATTTAACTTCATAGTCTGATTTTACAGAATCAGTATAAGCCTTTACTTTATTAGGGGAAGCTATATAGTCATTTTCAGTTAAATCTCCTGCTTTTTTCCATCCATCAAAAGTCAATATTCTATGTTCATCAGTTAATATTAATTCATCGCCAGACCTTGTTATAATTTTTTTACACTTTTTTCTTCCAGAGAGTATTTTATGTTTAACAATACCTGTACAAGATTTTAAATTATCATTAACACAACATACCTTGTCATCTATATTAACATCTTTTATAGATATTCTTTTACCATTATACATAAGTATTTCTGTATTTTCTTCTAGACATTTTGAATTCGCTCTTGGAGCCGCTATTGCAATCTTTGAACCACCTGAAACTTTTCTCTTGTTTGATATTCTAGTCAGAGTTTTATATAAAAATTTATGTAAGGAACTACTAGGTTTTTTTAAGTAATGAGGAAAATATCTTATCCCAAATAGATATAAATCAGTTCTTGATATTTCAATTAAAGCTTTTATTTCCTGTGGTGTTAATTCTTTTTCTTGGTCTATTCTCTCTTCTGCTTTTGATGGCTCATTATAGATAGGTTCTAGATCTTTTCCTACTCTTTTTCTTTTCTTTATTAACCTACCCTTATTGTTAAGCCAAAATTCCTCATTCTTATTATTTATATATTCTTTTCTTTCTTCTCTTGTAGAATTATAAATTATATTATTCTTATCTATAGCTTTTTGTTTAAAGAATTGTGATTTAAGAATCTTCTCTTCTTCACCATCTAAGTAATCTGATAAATAATCTGGTATATCAGATTCAAAGTTAACTTCCAATTCTTTTCTTTTTTCTTTTATTTCTTCTACACTTTTAAATTTCATAATTAACCATTATTGAGTTTTTGATTCATGAACTTTTTTATAAATTTCTGACATTTTCTCAGCAGCAGCTATAGGTAATTTTTCTGATGTCTCTTTAACAAAATTGAATTGTTGATTTATTAAAAAGCCATCATTTTTTATATTATCTAAACCATAAAGTTTCATCATTCTATCTATAGTTTCTACCCATCTTTTATGGAATTCAATAGCTTTTCCAAACTTTTCAAGTCTACCAGATCCTTTACATAAAGAACATTTTTTCTCAATACCCTTATCATCTTCTTTTACTCCCTTACCATCACAATAAGGGCAGTCTTGTGGATTTTTACATATATCAAATAACTCTTTAGCTTCTTCACTAGCACTAGCTAGTTCTAAGTATAATTCTGATCTTTTTCTAGCAACTTCTTCATTAGATATATCTGATTTTTTTAACTCTTCTAGATATTTCTTATTCCTTGATACTGTTGTAACAGCCATACCTAATTTTTCAGCTAACTCAGTATTAGTTATATTTTCATTTTCTTGAATAAGCTTATCCATCTCATTCAATCTTTTTATTCTTTCTACATCTGATATATTACCTGCTGCCATCTGAAATTACTCCTAACTTCATTAAAACAATATTTGAATTTGTGTGTAGATACAAAAAAAACAAGACATTATTAATATCTTGTTTTTAGTACCCTTCATTAATCGGGTAATAACAACTAAAAATATAAGCATAACTTACACTTATCTAACATTTTAGTTCCTATTTTTATCTAGTTTAACCTTATATTCCTTAATAATTCTACTTATATATCTTCTACTACAAGGAAGATGATATGCTATCTCATAAGATGTTTTATCTTGAATATACAAAAGTATTATTAATCCTTTTAATTCTGAGGAACTGTAGTTATCTCTGGATAACCATATATCAGTTTTCTCCATATTATCCAAAACTAACGTAGGTAAACTTAATTCATCACCACTACCTACAAAATCTTGATTTACATACTCCTTAGCTACTTCACATAAAGATGTACAAGTGTCCTTATACTTACATCTCTTACACAGATTCTTTAAATAACTTTTATTTTTAGACATACATTATACCTTCTTTTACTTATATTTTTTAACTAAATCTTCTAAATTATTATCAATTATAACCTGATACAATCCATTTGAAAAAATTAGTAAATCTTCAATACGTTCTTTATGTGCTTTTATAAACTTATTAATTATACAACAATTTATGAAGTATACTAAAAACCTTTTTATATAGGACATACTAAATTTTTCACTTCCATCAAGTCTATTAGCCCTTATATATATCTCTAAAAGATCATGGTTTACAGCACCAGAATTTACATTTATATCTTCTACATCACCATCATATGGGAATATAACATTGAATTTATATCCATATATATCTATACTTTTAGGAATACCTTTTACAGAAAATATATTATTATTCTTTAAAACATATAACCAAGCTGCTGCTAACTCTGGAATTATAATTTCATACTCAAAATTAAGAGAATCATAATCATAAGTATTAATTTTACTATTACAATAAATATGATCTATAGCATGTAATATCTCATGTATAAATGTTTCTACTATAGTAGGATTAGGTAATCTTCTACCATCATATTCATCAGTTATCCTTATAGTGTCACTTGGTCCTGAATGTAATCCTAAACAACTATTCTCAGTAATCTTTAAATCAAGTTTATAAGGATATAAAATTTTATAATCAACACCACTAACTTTAATTATTTTAGGAAAAATTATCTTTTTCTGATTTTTCATATGCATACCCCTTTTCAATTCTATTTCCATCAACATCCTGTACAATATACCTAGTTTCCAAACAATCAAGAAGCATATGCCTATCCTCAACTGCAACTTTAAGAATTCTTCTATTTATTCTTGTAAATACATCTGAATCCATATGTTCATATTCTTTTTCTACTAATATAAATTTTAATCTTTTATAAAATGTGTTATTTATCATAAAAGAACTACTATCCTCATTGTATAAAAATGTCCAATTAGATCTATTTATACAATATAAATTATATTTACAAAAATTTATATTGCTAAGTTCTTCTTCTAAAATACTAGTTATAGGATACTCAAATATCCGTAAATCCCTTTCAATATCTTTATAGGTATATTTAAGTAATGAGTCACCATATTCCTCCCTAATTGAAAAAAGACCATATTCAATATCTGTTCTACCTAGATCATACAACATTTTTTTCTTTTCTAAAAGTAAAAGAAATCTAGACATTAAAGCAATATTTAAATTTAATAAGCCATCAGTATATTCAATATAATCAAAACTATTACAAAAAGCAATAATATCAGTAGTTATTAATAAATCTTTATAGTAAGGTTTATAAATAGGAACTCTATTTTTAGTATAAAAAGTTGTAAATGCAGGAGACAATAAAAATAATTCTTTATTATCATTAGGTTTAAAAAGAAGTTTACTTCTATTTATAAATATCTCCTTTGGAACCTTTGATATTATAGTTTTAATAGGATATTTATCTGTATAACATACTTTTACTTTACCAATATTATAAAAATATGATCTAAGCTCTCTATGAAAATCTGTCATATAAAATCTTTCTTTATTCTTATTATAAGTCACATTTTGTTTCTTCATATGTATACTCCTTTTCAATTCTATTTCCGTCAACATCCTGTACAATATACCTATCTTTCCAACAATCAAAAAGCATGTGTCTGTCCTCTTCAGGAACATCAAGAAATCTT